ATTGGCTTCGTAATCAGATAGGACTTCGCTTGCCGTCAGTTCCGCGTCCCAGGCATGGAAAGCGGCCAGCGTGCATTCAAGGCCGTTTAGTGAGCCGTTATCATTGCCAAGATAGAATTGAACAGATGAAGGCGTGCCGATGCTGGTGTCATTGCCAGAACTGCTAATGACTTCAACGCCATTTAGGTAGACCTTACGTGATGCCGATGAACCGGACGCGGCGACAATTGCGACGTGATACCAAGTGTTAAGATCGAGCGTGCCTGATGATGAATCGGTTGTTGCGCCTGAGCTAAAGAATAAATGGCCGGTTGAATCCACACCGAGACGGAAGTTTCCGCCCGTTTCAAGAGCCATGATTGTCCCGTCAGACGCAGGATAGGCATCAGCCCGAACCCAAACGGAAAACGTCTTTGGCCAGATTGTCCAGTCTTCGGAAATGAAGACAGCTTCAAGCCCGCCGTCAAGCTGTAGTGAGCCTTTCGGAATCGGCGTGCAACCACAGGGGAAGACTTCCCAAAAGATGTCCCCGATGGTCATGCCGTCAGTGACGAAACCAACGGCGTCAATTTCATTCAGCGCGACAACGGAAGTTGAGTCCGTGCGAACCGTTGTGCCGTTGTGCTTGAAGTAGCGTAGCGGTGTGCCGCCGTTTTTATCGTATTCGACGGTTAGCGTGTCGGTTGCGCCCAGCGTTCCGGCTGTGAAGGTGGTCGTGTCAATTCCGGCCTGATGATAAATCCAGCCCGAACCGTCATACCAAATCTTAAAGCCGATGTTCGCCGTGCCGTGCCAGACGTTATAGGAATTCGCAGGCGGCAAAGCATCAATCGTATGCACCCAACGGCTTGTAATAACGTCGTTCGGGTCAATTGTGCTTGAATAAGTTGTACTGGCTGCGCTGAGCGTCGGCGATGCCGTCAACAGCTTCGTGTCATTCCCGTTCGGCCCATTAATCGCAATGCTGCTGCCCGTCCACTCGACATAACCGGAAGATGGCGCGCAACTGCTGGCGTAGAAAGCCGCGCCGTAAGCCTGAGCGACAACCACTAAGTCAGCTTCAGACGTGCGCCGTAAGCTCTTAATCAGAAAATATTGAAATGGGTCGCCGTTCGGGTCGTTGTAGCCCGTCAGCTTGTCGGAAACTACTTTGATGTATTTGTTTTCGTGAAGCTCTAAGGCGTCGGCAAACAATGCCGGACGGGTAACGAAGGTGATTTCTAAATTATTGGCTAAGCCGCCCTGCCCACGAATGCCGATGTCGCGGAAGGTTGCGCCTAATGCGGCGGCTTCCGATAGGTCAGTGACGCCGTATGCAGCGTAGGTCTTTTCAACCACGCGCTTTGTATTGTCGCCGTAAACATCGCCCGCGTGTTGCTGCGCCGTCCAGTCTTCAAATACCAAAGGCCGGGTAATGTTGTGATGCTCGGCATCATCAAATTGCAGGATAACGCGGTTAGGTATTTCGTCGTCATCTTTGTAGGCAACGGTCAGACTTGAAATGCCATTATTGACGACGATGTTTCGCGTTGCGCCCGTATCCGTGAAGATCGGAATATCACTGGCCGTCGTGTCAAGTTCTTCCATCGGAAGAAAGCGCATCTGGCCATTGTAATTAAACGGCAGAAACCAATTCGCGCTTTCGCAAATATCGGAAATCTGCTGCTGTGCGCTACGCCCCGTAACCTGACAGTTAAAGGTAGATTGCTTGCCCGCCAGATAGATGAAGTCGGAAACCAATAGCCGAGAACGATCAAGCCGCAAGCCGTACCAAGTATTTTCCAGCAAATCCAGCAACGCCCAGGCGCGGTTGGCTGTGTACGTTTCGGTGTACGTGTCCTGAGCCGTGTAAACGCGAACCGTGTTGCGCCCCTGCATCGTGCAAGTCGCTTTCATTTGCTCGACTTGAACAAGGCTAGGGTCAATCGGGTTTTGGTTCAGGTTGGCCAGTGCGCGCCGGTTCAAGCGCGGAACGCTAGGCGCAAAGACGGTTGCCGTTTGCTCTTGCGTGCCAAGCCGGGAGTCAATTCCCTGCGGCGTGCGCTCCATCAATTGAAAGTCCGTCATGGACTCAACCGGCCCCAAACCAAATTCAAACAACGTGACTAAGGTTCCAGCTTCAGGATGGCTTGACGATGGATTTACTTCCTTGCGGTAGTCGAGCAAAACGCCTGTTACTTCGCGCTCGCCGTAGACAACGCTTGACGGTTCGTGAAGCGTTCCATATCGCCCGTGCGTCGTGCTGTAGGTCTTATGCTCGCCCGCGCCAACCGGCACAGTCTCAGTCACAGGAATGACGCCCATATAAACGGCGTCACCAAGCCCGCGTGTCGTGCATCCGGCTAAAGTGTGCGGGCAATCTGTGAATGCCACGCTGCCAGAATCAAGCGAGCCTTTTGCGCCACCTAATGCCGCTTGCTCTGCGCCGCTCAAATGCCGGTTGTAGGTGCAGGGATGGCCAAGCGCGAGTTCCGCCGCCGTCATCTGCCCGCCAAATCTCACCGGGCATTGCTGCGGATGGCTCAAATTCGGCAGCGTCATATTGGCTGTTCGTTGGCCGGATGCCGCCGTTAGCTGAACCCAGTCTTTATTGATTGCGCCGTGACCGCTTGGCGTGCGGAGATAGCCAAGAAACCAACTGACAGCCGTTCCGCTATCCACGTTCGGGAAGAACCAGAAAAACTCAACCTTGACGCCTGAGCCGTGCGTGCGGATAAGTGTTTCAATCGTGCGGTTCGTATTCGCAAACGTCATCGAAACCACGTCATCACCAATTGATGACGTGCGCGTGATGTCGTGGAATCGGTTTTCCTTCGGCGATGCGGCAAAGGCGACGACCAGCGGATCACCGGCAAGCAAAGTACCTAATGGAGTGGCGTAGACGGAATCAGCAAGCCAGTTTTCCCAGGCATACCAAATAACGCCGTCCGGCGATGGCCAGCTTATCTTGACCAATTCACAATGGATTTTGCCCAATCCTGCGGCAAAGTCCGTGCGCGCCTGAGCGGTCAGGAATGTTAGCTGTCCGTGATTTGCCATGTAAAAGAACTAACTGACTGCGGCTATTAGCCGTTCTTCCGAAACAATCCTATTCAGGTCGCCATTCAACGCCATCAACCGCTTTGCAAGCTCAGGATTCGCCGGATGCACAATTGCAATCGCTTCGCTGATCGTCGCCATTGCCTTTGCGTCCCATTGCTGCCGCTCTGTTTGCTGGCGTGTTTTCTTTTCTTTGCAACCGTTACAGGGCATAATTAGGCTATGAAAAACGAAAGCGAGCTAACAATTGTTGTAGACTCTGAGATACCGGCAGATGCCGATATGATTCAAATTGATAATGAATTGATCCTACTGAACCCTATCCATCGGCCATCAGGCGACGGCACGTATCAAGAATGTGGCGGCAGTGTTAAGGTTTTAAGCAATGAAACTACTTAACATTTTCAGCGGTGAACCCGGCAGACCGGGAAGCCTTTGCGAATTTAACCCGCCGCTTTTATTTCGCGTGTTATCGTTTCTGCGATTGATTGAGCCTGTTTCACTTTGCAAAATCATCGGCAATCACATCATTGTGCAACCACCGAATAGCACAACAATCGGCGTGGTTGACGTTAGGCCAGCGGCACAAACTGCCGAAGTAAAATGCCAGTAGATTGAAGCTTGTAAGTTACTGTTTCAAAATCAAGCTGCGAATCCACAAAGCGGAATGTAGTCGTAGCATCCGAACCTGTTGCCGGGTCTGTATAGGTGACATTGAAAGCCGCTTGGTCTGCCTTCCGTCGCTTGAAGAAAAGCCAAACATACTGCGCCCACGGCGTCACCGCGCTGCCGTTCTCCGCATCCACTACTGTCAAAGCGGTTGACGATGGTAAAAAGCCATATTTCAACCGTAGAAACAGCGTTCCGGCTGTCGGCCCCGTCAATTCCGTTTCATCGTATCCGCCGCCAAAGTCGCGGTTGATTTCGTCGTAACGGATGGACGTGGCCGCGCCATACTCGCCGAGAATGTTGATGCCTGTGGGCGCGATGAAAGATTGAGTTGGCATTTATCTTCCCCGGTAAATCTCATCCTTTTGAGCAAGTCCCGCTGGCGAGTTCCGCCGCATGCTTGTCAAATTGGCTTCCGCAATCACATCAGGTACACGCGCCGCGCCGGTCGTCACAACGTACTCAGGCGGCATTGATTCAAAGCGATTCAAGGCATCAGTCAGCCGCACGTTCTGAGTCAGAATCATTTGCAGCATCATCCGCGCTTCGTGCGTCCAGCCGCCGCCAACATCCGCCGCTTCGCGCTGCGGAGCCGCCAATCGCGCAAAGTCCGAAAGCGATGGCACAATCTGGCCATCACGTCGCGGCACAAAGACTTCAGGCCGTCCGGCATCGCCGACAATGTAAGGTTGACCGGCATTGACCGAGCCGCCGTAAGCGCGTTTCACAAATTGGTTGCGCGGGTCGTCAACATCCGTCAGCTCCTTGATGTCGCGGTACTTGCGAACCAACGGGTTATTTTCCTGTCCCGTCGCTTCGGCGTATTGGGCGAGTAATTGCTCGCCCTTGCTGCTTTTAATCGTGTCAACAATCTTCTTGCCGAATTTGCCCTTGCCGAACATCTGTTCGCCAAGTTCTTTTTCCGACTGATACAACCCGCGCCCGGCTGCTTTTTTGTCAACCTCAATTTGGTATTGATTTTTCGTGATTTTGCGGAATTTATTGAATTCACGATCCGCGAAGAACCGCGCCAGTAATGCGCCGCCAATCAATGCGCCGCCGATGATTGCAGTGACGGGATTGCTAAAGAGAGCGGGCAGCGCCCCAGCAATCCCACCACCCAGGAGGCCAGACGCGCCAAGAGCACCGCCTAAGAGAGTGCCGCCGACGCCGCCTAGCAGCCTTCCGAATTGGGAATTGCCACCGGCCAGACTTCCGAGAAGCCCACCACCGGCAAGCAATCCGCCCGCGCCAAGTGAAGCGAAAGACGAACCGAGGCCGGTAGCCGCGCCGCCTGATTGCGATAACACGCCGCCGCCTTCGCCTTGGGTGAAGATCGGCAGATTATTGACACCGCCGCCACTTCCGCCGCCGCCGAAGAACTTGCCAATGACGGGGATTTTGCTGAGCAAACCACCGCCGCCACCGCCACCAAGAATTGATTGCAAGCCGCCGCCTTGACCGCCGAGCGCGGCTTGCGCCGGATTGCCGCCAGCAAAGCCGCCTGTAGCGAATTGGCCGAAACCGCCGCCACCACCTGAACCGCCAAGCAATGAGCCTGCGATTGAACCGCCTAGCGATTGACCACCGCCGCCGCCAGCGAAGCCGCCAAAGGCCGGTTGTTGGCCAAAGCCTGAACCGCCACCGATGCCGAAAAGCTTTTGAAAGATTTTCGAGACGGCAAGCTTGGCAAGGTCTTTCAGCAGCGAGCCGATGGCATCACCGAGAATGCCGAGCCGCTTGGTGAGCGAGTCCACACCCCTATCAATCAGGTCAAATTGATCCTTGACTAGATTGGCGCGGAAGTCTGAAAAGATTTCCGTCAAGCCCTTTTGCGATGCGAGCAGGTCTTCAACGCCTTCATTGAGCCGGGAATAATCAATCACACCTTGCTCAGCAAAGCGGCGTTGTAATTGTTCGGCGCGGGTAAGTTCTGTGCCGAGCGTTCGTAGACTGGCGATTTCTTCATCGTATCGCGCAGCCTGGTCAAATCGGTTCAAGTCTTCCGTTGCCAACACTTCGGCCTTGCGCGCTTCAGCCAAGTCAATCAATGACTGCCGAGCGTTACGGCGAACAAGAATCAGCGCGTCTTGCAGTTGCGATTCGCGGATTAGCCCGGTATTGGCCAAGCCTTGCAATTCCGCTTCACGGATTCGTAAATCGGTTTCAGGGCGGCTTCTATCTGCGTCTTGCTGAGCAAAGAAGTTATCATTGAACTTCTTGACAGCATTGAACCCAACGCTCGCGCCAGCTTTCAGTAATTCATCATTACGCTCTTTCTCGGTTATTTTCAGTTTCAACAATTCATCATTCAGTTTGCGGACAGTTCCCGCCCGTTCGGTTTCAATGATGGTCAACCGAGACTCAAGCTCGATCTGTTGTGCCTTTTCGCGGATGGCTTCAGGCGAACCGGCTTTTGCGCCGGTTAGTCTTTTCTGTGACGCGGCCAATTCCGCCTGCACGCGCTGTTTTTCGATGTCTTGTAATTTCAGTTCGCCTTGAATCAATCGCTCGTAGTAGGACTCAGCCGAGATTAGGCGTTTATCAAAGCCATCTTTATCAAGGTCAATCAATTTCTTGATTGTGTTTTCTTCGATGTCCAGGCGGGCTTTCGCTATGGCTTTGGCAAGTTCTTCTTCGGCTGCGCGAAGCTGACGGGCATCAGACTCAGACCGGCGAGACACGGAGCGCGAACGAGTGCTTGGATTAACAAGCTTGTCAACTTCTTCTTGGGCTTTTTTCAATGCCTGTGCGCGTCTGTTAGCTTCACCGAACGTCAACACCGACGGAAAGTTGTCACCTTCAGCCGGGGCCGTACCGATAACCTGGTTCTGTGCATCGGCAAAGGCTTTCTTGGCTGAAACGCCTTCCTTGACGATGCGCTGAGCAAGTTCCTGTGTTTTGCTTTGGATACCCTTTTGAATACCCTGCAAATCAAACTGCAAGAAGGCATTCGCCACATCGCGCCCGGCCTGACGCGCAGCCGCGCCGAGATCATTCATCGCCCCGGCTGTGTCGCTGGTCGCGCCCGCCGCCTTGCGTTGCTGGGCTTCGTATTCACTGATGCCCCGGCTTAATCTGCTTGTTTCTTCCGCACTTGCCCCGGCCTTCTGTTGATATTCGACAAGCTTTTGCGATGTCTGCCCCGTCGCCTTTTGTATCAATTCCAGCTTGGCGGCTGATTCGTCGCGGCTTTTCGTCGCTTTCTGCTCTGCTTCCGTTGTTTGCTGGATGGCCACGCCTAAACGTGCCTGCGCCTGCAATGTGGATTCAATTCGTCTGCCCTGCGACGACTCCGTAACAAGAAGCTGTTGACCGGCTGCGCCTGCCGCGAATGCCGCCTTTGCTTCCTCTTCAAGCGCGGTTTTTCTCGCTCTCAGCAAGTCGAGTTCTTTTTGCTGTTCAACGAGTCCGGCTGTAATTGTCGCAGTCTGCGAGCTAAGCACGGCTTCTCGTGCGCCCCGTTGTCGGACTAACTCATCCGTAACAAAGGCCAACTTATCGCCTTCATCCTGTAGCGCATTCGCAAAAGCCTGCGAAGCGGGCGGCATCTTTGAAATCGTGTCGGCAAGCTTGCCATGTTCGTTTGTTGACTGGTTTAAGCTATTGGAAAGGCCGGTCAGTTCATCGCGTGATTTTATGGTTGCTTGAATCTGGTCTATGGTTATCTTGGCGGCCTTTTCGGTTGCCGTCTCATAGTTCGCCCAAGCCAACGCAATGACGCCAACAACTGCCGCCACAGCCAATGCAATCGGCAAAACCGGCGCAAACGCCGCCGCAGTAGTCGCGCCAGCGGTCGCAGCCGCAACGCCCGCCGCTTCAGACGCAACGGCAGTGCCTTGAAGCGCAAGCGAAACAGCCTGTAAAGATTTCGCAACTGATGCCAGATTGCCCAATGCGCCAGCCGCTTGAATGAATGCGCCAATGCCCGCGACGGCTGGGCCAATAACGACGGCCAACGCACCGAAAACAACAACCGCCGATTTGACGCCGGACGGCAGGGAATTGAAGGCATTGCTTAGCCCTTCGATCAACACCGCTGCCCGTTCAACGATTGGGCCTAGCGTTCCGATGATTGCCTCGCCCAATGGCCGAAGGGCAATGGTGACGCGGTCAATAATCTTGGCAAATCGCGTTTCGAGCGATTCTGTGATGTTTGCGAGTTTGGAATTTTTAGCCGCAGCCTCACCGAAGGCGGTAAAGAAGGCGTCAACCGTCGTCAAACCGAGCTTTTGCGCGGACTCACGGATTGCCGCGCCGTCAATCGCACTGTCAACATTGAAGATTTGCTTGATAAGTTCGCCAGCAAGCGGGCTTTGGCCGATAAGTTCTTTCAGGTCAATGCGTTCAAAGTTTTGGGTGACAAGTTGGACTAAATTTTGAACGAATTTCTGAGGATCGCCAAGCGTTGAGACGGCATTCAGCTTGCCGATGGCTGGCAAAACCTTATTGATAGCCTTCTCGGTCGCATTTGCCACGCGCAATTGTACATCAAGCTGTGATGCAAGGCCGGTTGTCAGCCCGGGCGTTGCCTGTGAGAGCTTGCGAAGGGCTTGAAAACGCGATTCTGCGGCATCTGCTGAGCCGAGCAGGGCTTTCAGCGTGTTGACGTTTTTATCAACGTCAAATGCGCTCTTGACCGCCGCTGCGCCAAGTGAAATCAGCCCAGCGGAAAGGCCGGTCAGGAAATACCCGGTTTGCTGAATTGACTCGCCAGCTTCACGGACCGTTGACGCAAAGCGAAGAAAGCCGTTTGTGCCTTGCAATCTGGCTAATTGCGTTTGCGCTGAAACCAGTTGACGGACGCTGCCTTCGTGGTTTTTGGTCGCATCAGCAAGCAAGCGAATTGCCCCGGCTTGATTACCTTGCGCCTGTAAAAGCCTGGCCTGTGATTGTGCGGCGCGCAAAACTTCGTCGGCGTATTTTTTCTGAGACTGCGCCGCCTTGTCTATCGAATTGCTCAAGCCAGAGAACGCGCTGGAACCGCCGCCTGAACCACCGCCAAAAGTAAACGCCTTGCCGAGCGCAGCATTGACCTGCTTGGCGCGTTGCTCGATCCGGTCAAAATGCCCGACGATCTTTGCAGACAACGACGCCGCCTCACGCTCTCCGCGTGCAAGGCCGGTTGTACTCAGTTCAAGAGCTAATGTTGCTACGTCAACAGCCATTTATTTGAATTTGTCAAAGATTGCGCGTATCTTGCGCGGCGTAAATTTGGAGGTTCAATGGAAAACGAAGATCAACCTACAAAGTCATCCTTCGAGGACAGTGCTTTACTGGCTATTAGCGGCGCAATGATCTGCGCCGCTATTGTTTTCGTGATATACGGGCTACGCACCGCTTACACGTACAATTCGCTTAGCGATGCCGGGAAGATTGTCGGCGGCGATGCCCACAACTACATTATCATTGGAGTTCGCGGGCTTGCCTGGGTGACTACAGGGCTAGTTTGCGCGGTTTTCGCGGTACTCTTTGCTATGCTTAGGAAATAGAGCACAACTACGGTTTTTGCTTTGCCTTGTCACTTTCCCGCTTCATCCGGTCAAACTCGCAATTGAGCCGGATGCCGTCAATTGTAAACAGTAGGCTCAAAACCCACTGGCTAAGCTTCGTGCGCGTCTGCCTTGCGTATGCGTGGATAGTTGGCCAAAGAAGCTTTTCCGGCATCATCCCGCCCATTCCGCCAGAAACGCCGATTGAATTGCCGCGCAGCATTTGTTTGTAAATGTCGGCAATAACTTCAGCTTCCGGCAGCATTGGCGTCGGGTTATCAAGCGCGAATTGCGGTCTGTGCGCTTCGACTTCCGCCTTGTCGAGCAGGAAACCGGAGCCGAATTGATGCGGCGTCGTGGTGAAGCCTTCCGGCACGTCCACGCCGTTTATCGGTAAGCCAGCCAGCGCAAGCCGTTTTACCTTTTCCCACTTTTCAAGCGCGGTTGCTGCTTTTTGACGAATTTCAACGCCTGGGCCGTATTCGTATTCAGCCCAGGCTGTTAGTTTCCCGCGATTTCATCCGCTCGCGCTTCAATGCCAATCGGGTTCGGCAGCTTGTCGCCAGCTTCGCCGTAATTGGCCGGATCAAGAATGAAGGTCAATGCCTGTTCAAAAATCAGCGGGCCGATTTTCGGATGGCTCAGCACAGCGTACACATTGTCATAAGTGCAAGGCACTGGCTGGCCTTGTTCGTCATTGAAGCCGCGCCATTCAACAGCAACTTTAGCAACGCGCTTGCGAATAACATCTTCCTGCTGCTTAACGGATAAGACTTGCGGCTTGCCCGTCTTGGTCAGCACGCGCCGCCGTTGCTCACTGTCCGTGTATTGGTCGTTTTGCCACGCTTCGGAGTTCGCGCCTAAGAGTTTTATTTGTTTGTTTGTTGGATTTTCTTGGCCGTCCAGAAGGGTAAGCCACGCGCCGGAATTGGCAGGGGTGACGGTATCAAATACCGTAAGATCGCTGAAATTTACTGACATTTTGCCCGCTCCTAAATGTTAAAAAGACGGGGAAGCCCGTCTTTGTTGATGTTTATGCGTTTTTATTGCTGAGACTTATTTTGTTTTATGGTAAAATAAAACAAGCCGGACAACAGTTTGCACCTGCTGAACCGGCTCTAAACACAAACACTTTTCACAGGAGGAAAAGCATTAATGTCTAAGCCGAATCCTAACCCGCCGAATCTCACAGAGCAATCAATTCAGCGATTTTGGTCAAAAGTAAATAAAAACCCAGGTCAAGGCCCAAAAGGTGACTGCTGGGAATGGCAAGGCTACAGAAACAAATACGGCTATGGCTCCTTTTATATTGATAGAACTCGCGCATGTAAAGCGAGCCGGATTTCTCTCTATCTCAATTCCGGTGTTTGGCCAGTCGAGAATGCTCTACATCACTGCGATAACCCGCCGTGCTGCAATCCTAGCCATCTATTTGAAGGCACTCACGCGGAAAACGTAGCCGATAAAATGCGCAAAGGTCGCCAAGCTAAGGGCGACAGGCAAGGCGCACGCCTTCATCCTGAAACGCTACAACGTGGTGATGACCATTGGACACATCGGCATCCAGAATGGCTGCGGTTTGGTGACGCTCACCATTCCCGGCTAAAGCCTGAAGTGGTAGCACGCGGCTCCCGAAACGGAAACTCCAAACTTGTTGAGCAAGACGTGCGAGATATTCGCGTCTGGCTATCTCAAGGATTAAGCTGTGTTGAAATAGCCAGACGTAAGAACGTGTCAAAAGACACTATCAAGCTCATTCGCGCCCGCAAGGTTTGGCGTCATGTCGAATGACTACACAGATGACAACACGCGCTTCCTGATATAGAAAGCAGTCAGCGCGGTTGCGTCATACTCAGCCGAGGCGCTAGAATTTTCGATTATTGTCTCGCCGTCTTCGCCACGCGGCAAAGCGGTAAAGACCATTCGCGGAAAAACCAAGTCAAACTCATCCCCATCAGCCGAAACCGCCGTCACCAAAAGGCGGAAGCGCGTCTCAGCCTTGAACAAGGTTTGGTTGCTCAGGTCAACCAGATACAGGCCAAAGGTCGCATCAACCTGCCGCGTGCCTTCTTCCACGAAACAAGCATACTGCTCGCCAACACCGAACTTGACCGCCCGGTTATTGTTGACGGTGAACTGCATGTTTGTAACGCAACCGGCAGGCGCGGAACCATCAACGAAGATGCCCGAACCTGAAACCGATGCAGCAAACGGCGTGCGGCCAGCGGCGGCGGTATAGGTCGAGCTTGCAACCTGGCCGGTCGCGTAGCGCGTGCCAATCAAATTGAAATCAATGTTGACCTGGCCTGAAGTCGGCATTGAAAACTGCGCCGTATTGACTTCGCCGCCCTTGAAGATTTCATAAAGGCCGGAGCCGCCATTCAGGTCGCCGAATTCCTGCTCAAACGTGCCAAAATAGCGCGTTGTGCTAGGAACGAGAACGGAAGTCGTGCAGGTAAAGGTCGTGGAAATCGCGCTTTCATCGGCAACCGTGTCGTTTCCGAATGTCAGCACTAACGCGCTGATCGCGGTAATTTCGCGGCCAACCAAAACCGGCGCATTGTCCAAATGAGTTGCGGCGGTCGTACCCAATGCGCCGCGAACGTCAATTGTAATTGTCGTGGACGTGCGCGACGTGTAGTGCATTATCTCGTTATCAACCTTGACGTAGCCGCCGCCGCTATTCAGCACGGTGGTCGCATCAACAGTGTCAACGGTCAATGAAAGGCTGGTTGTGCTGGCAATCGCGCCGTTCAACTGCGTCTGGTTCGCGGCAGTGCCAGCGGCAAACAACAGGTCGCCAACTTCCCATTTATTCGCGGCTGATTGCGCGACAAACGAGCCGGTTGCGCGTGTGGCCGTCTTACCGCTCGCCGCCCAGGTGACGGTTACAGCGGAAGGCGCAACGGCTGCGAATGTGCCGGAAAGTGTGCTTTGTAAAAGCTGGTCAAGGAAGGTTTCACGAACAAGGAAGCTGTTGATTGTTCCCGACCAACTGGAAACGCCACCAACCCTTGTGCCGGGTTCGCGGTCAGAGCGTTGCTCGTCGGATTGCTCAAATTGCTTGTCAACCTGAAACGTGGTTCCAGACCGGATTCGGTTGTAGGTATAAGCGGGACTGGTTGGCGTTGTGCCGCGTGCGGATTCGGCCACGAACGCAACGCTGCGTTGTGCTCTTGATGCGCCGTCAGACATAAATTCACCTCGTTGGTTTTGTTAAACCGAGAGGCGAGGCGAGGCGCGTAAGGCTTGGCCGTTGCTTGTCGGACGTATTCAGTTATCAATTAGGCGCGTTGCTGCGCCCGCTTTTCTAAGATCGTCAGAAGCCCTTTAACTATCCGGCTGATGTCTTTCAATAAACCGGCGTCGGCTTCAGTGTAGTCAATTTCAAATTTCACACCGTCAACGATGACGGTGATTTGTTTTGGCTGTTCTTCCGGCATTAGTGAGAAGCGCAAACAAGAACAGGCGCGTCCTGGCCAGCAACCGGGATGTAGTGAAGCAATGCGCCGCACGTCGCGCACGGTGTGCGATGCTCGACCATCAGTTGCGGGACTTCCATTGTGATTTCACGCCCCGGCTTCCAATAGGCCATCAGTTCGTCATGCGTCGGCGCAACTTGTGCGCCTTGCTTACTGACCGCCGCCGCGACTTCCGGTGATGGTTCGGCGTTGCCGCGTGGTGAGAAAACAATTTCGTCTTCGATTTCGATTACGTCAGGTTTTTGTTTAGCCATTAGGTTGTCACTTCCTCAAAATAAGTAAATGGGGTTTGCACGATTGCACGATTCCAGCCCTTTTCGCCGTCAATTGTTCGTAAATTGCTCGCTTCGCATTTCAGCCCGCTCGCGTGGTAGCGGTTAAAGATTGGCTTGAGCAATCCGCCAAGCGTTAGGACTTGCTTGCTGCCTGCCTGCTTCGGCGAAAAGACCATCACCTGAATCAGCCCCGTGCAGCGGTTCATTCCCGAAGTTCCGCCAAAGCAAAACGGCTCCGAATCGTCGTCAATGATGTCGAGCTTGATCCAATCTGCGGCGGTTGGCGGCTCGCTCAGTATTGTGCCGCCGATGCCGACAAGCCCAAGCACAGACGGAAATTGAATTGCCGTTCGCTGTGCGCTGTCGCTGTCAATCCATTGGGCGACAAGACGGGCTTCAATTACACGCCCAATGTCAAGGCGTGATGTGGCGTCGTCAAATGGCATTTGGCTTTGCTTTAACTCGTTCCGCCGCTCGTTCAACCATCCGTTGATAAGCGGCAACCGTCACGGCAACCATTCCAGCCGGTGCTTGACGTGACCAACCTTGCTCCAAGCGGAAAATGTACGGCGTAGAATTGGCCATCACGAAAACATCACCGAGCTTGATGCGTTTAGCCAATGCTTTTGCCTTCTCAAGATTCGTGCGCGTTCCGCCCAGGTTGCGGCGGGCTTCATTGAAATCTTGCGGGATTGTGTTCAATGCGCCAATCCAATTCGCTTCAGCGCGGGTCGTATCCACGGGCGTAAGGATGACTAGCTTTGTGGCAATGTCGGCGGCAACTTCACGGGCGACGGAAAGCTGCGCCTGCTTTGCGTTTTTCTGAAAGGCTTTGATGGCCTGTTTGTAATTGCTGGCTGGCATTTAGGAACCGGCAAGAGTGAGCCGGTAAAAGACGCTGACGCCTTGCGCGCCTTGCATGGCATTCACATCACGAATCGAATCAATAAAATTCTCGCTTGTAACTGTGTCGCCAACACCGGGCAGAAAATCCAATGCTTCACCGTTTAGCTTTTGGCCTGCAATGACGATTGCCCGCTCGCGCACGCGCACATCAGAGCCGCCGTCCATTGGTAAGAAATACCGAAAATCATAAATGCCTTTTACCGTTTGCTGTGTGTTTTCTGGCGTTGCTTCCGTTGTGGTCACGTCGTATCCAGTGGCGACTTGCTTGGTCACGATGAAAGTCGAACCAAAGTATTCAATTGTCTGCGCCAATGACGCCGCTTGAATTGCGCCCGTTGTGGTAACAGCTTCCGGCATTAGGCAATCCCGACAGATGAATAAGCTTTGGCCATTTCAAGGCAGTGATCGTAGACTTGCGATGATCTTAAACCGCCGACCTGTTGCGAGACATCAGCCAAGAGACTAGCCCGCCCCGCCTTTTCCATCCAGCATTGATGAATGGCCTTTTGAACGTCGTAGATTTGCGACAATTCCGGCCCGTCTTCAACCCATGTCAAGATCGGATCGCTTGCGCCTTCGGTGATGATCGCCGACGCGCCAAGCGGCCATTCCGGTTCATCCGCCGAATCCGTTTCGGACGTTCCCGCCTGAATGCAGCGGTATTTATGCCCGTTGCGAACCGTTGGCATCACGACATTGCCGACCACGTAAGCGGTATTATTTGCCCAGGTTGACGCGAGCTTGACCTTTGCCAAAATCGCATCAATCCGGTCGCTGATCGTCGGCGCAATGTTGATTTGCCCTTCGGCTGTGACCGCTTCAATAGCAGCTTCCAGCATTGCGGCATCTGTTGGCGTGGTTGGCATTTCAGGCTCTTATAGTAGGCTGCTTAATGACCGGCAACTTAGTCTTCTTTTCCTGCTTCGACTCAATAGCTTCAAATTCCGCTCTGCCGCTTTGAACCAGCAAATCGGCAACGGAGCTATCAACCGTAATAATCGCGCCGACAACCTGAAGCCCCCACGGTTTTATGAATTTGATCGTTTTTTGATTGGCCATTATCTAACCTCTTGTCCTGTCCAAACGGTCAGCACCTTTTTCATAAACGCGAGCTTTGTCTTGACGGGGATTGTGTACTCGTGCCAGAGAAAGCTTGAATCTACCATCCCGGCTTTGGCCAGCACTTCGCGGAATGTCGTGTGTTTTAGCCCGTATTTGGCGATGTTGCGCGAGACGAT